CCGTCGCCGTATCCATCCGGACCAAAACGCTTAAGGTGATCAGGTATCATCCCCAATACCATCTCGCACTGCTCGGTATCACCGTGCCTGTGGTAGAAGTTATGGAGAGTGAAAAGGGTCTCGAACGTAACCAGAGTTTTCTGATAGTACGGTCGAATGTCAATACCAAAGTACCAGTCGGCTCCACATGACTCACGGAATGGCCCCGTATGGAAGGATTTACGCTTGTTAACGGTAAACCCTGCCACTTCGAGGATATGGACGACTTCATCATACCGGGTTACCGGACAGATGATGTCGTCGCCGTAAGCCCGGACTTGATCCACCTCATCTTCGCAGACGGAGGCAACCAAAGCCCAGAAAATAAGTGTTTCCAAAGGGAATGTGAAACCGTTCCCCATGGCTGAAAACTTATCTAAGTGGATAAGTTGGCCACGATGTTCAGTGACCCCACAACTGGCAGCGCGCAGTAGCGCGTACCACTCATCAGGAAGTAGAAACCTGACAAGCTCTTTAGAGATTGTGTCCGAAGCCGATTGTAGATCGATGGTAGCAAGTTTTTGAGAAATGCTCCCCTCCCGAGCCAGTTGCTGATTAGGCACTTGGTCCGAGATGTCGATCTGGTACCTTGCGAGACGCTGTGCCATGTACGTGCCGATACCCATTTGCAACATTGTATTTAGGGTAGGCTGTGTGTCTATGGAACGGTACGTCTTCGCATTCTTGGGCACAAACTGTAACCTACTGGGCGAAATTCGGAACTCCGCTTCGTATACCGTGTACTCAGAGGAAGCTTCATACTTGTCGACGGCATGTTCTGCCAGCCAATGAGGCATGGAGGCGACCAAAGGTTGCATGTACAAGGAGTGGTACAGTAGTGCGCTACACGTAGGCGCTTCAGCAAGTTTCTGCTGAGGGTTCGCTTGCCCTCTTTTTATGGTGGTGGTCGCACCTGGCCCGAACTTCACCGGCAGCTGGTCAACGCGTGGAACTCTTCCAAGGATCCTAGCAATTTTACGACGCGCAGCGTAGAAAACGCGCGCATCGGGGGGCAAAAGATTTACCGTCCCGTTGCTGAGGTCTCGGAAGAATGCGTTGGTTTCGCGACAGTGATGCTCGGCAACTTCAAAACTAACCCAAGCACTAAGCGTCTTATCGACGCCGATCTCGAGCGGTTCGCACTTTTGGTAAAATGCGAGAGCCTGCCGACACTGGATTAACTGGAAAACGTCCCAGTCCCAATGGTAGCACAGTTCGAAGTCAACCAGCGAGGCATAATCCCTTTGCTCGATTAGGAGCGCGATTTTCTGCCCAACTGGTCCGCCCTTTTTAGCGTGAGCCATGCTGAGGTTATCAAGTATGGCTAGCGTCTCCGTTAACGGGGCCGCATCAAGCCAACCTCTCGGGGTTTTCCGATTCATTGTAGAACCTTTTAGGGTAACAATTGGTTGTGTAATCTGGTTCCTCGGCCGTAAGATGCCCAAAAGCGGCACCGATAGCAAATATCACCAGGATCTGTTTGATGTCTAGCATCTAAGACTTACCGAAGGCCCCTGTTAGGAGGCCGGAATCTCGGAGTCGAAGAGCTCACTTGCCACACCGGCGGTTGCCGCGGCTACCGAGGTCAGGATGTTGTTGGTCATGTTGACTGCCAGCATCCGGGCCAAACGGCGGCCAGTGGTGGGTGAACGCTCGTGGAAATACGTGACAACCGACACCTGGTCGACGTACGCAATCTTCGGAGCTGCTGTATAGCCGGCCGCGTTTTGGTTGGAGATGGCTTCCATTACAGGAACCTCCACCCGCAATTCGCATCTGGTTTTTCCGTCCTTGAGCTTCTTGAGGAACGTCGT